TTTTTTTACTGATTTACTTTTTATATCAAAGTGCGATAGAATTATATTGTGCTTGCGCTGCTAGTGTAATGGATAGCACACAGGATTCCGGTTCCTGGGATGTGGGTTCGACTCCCACGTGGCGCATAATTAAACACCGATATATTTCACATAGTCCCGATTTTACTATTATATATAGCTTTTTAGCTGATAAAACTTTGATGACTTTCGATAAGCTTTTAAAAAAATGAGTCACGGATGAGTCACGAAAAAAATACAGTGGGAACAAAGTTGATTATCGCCAGTCAAATGACTAGCGATTTTTTTGTGCAAAAATAATTGAATTAAATCTGCAATCTACCATGCAATGATTTTTTTAATTATTTTTAGACAAACAAAAAAGCCCTCACTCAATATTAAGTGTGGACTAATTGCTCTGATAATAAATAAAATAGGATTGTGCCTTTCCTCAGCACTTTTATAGATATTAGGGGTTATTCTTTCAATGTTTTCGAGGGGCGATTTGATATTTATAGCCCCTATACAAACATATTTTGTAAAAAGCCTTTTTTCTGTTCTTTCAACAAATCCAACTTACGTTGATGAAGAGCTATAAGGTGATCAAGTTGTTGGAAAAATGAGCCAATTTTTTGTTGTTCCTCTTCAACTGGTACCATAATTTTGGCGTCTTTAATATCGTTTGAATTGATACTTTCAAATGTTGAACCTGTGCTGTAACGAGTCCAATATCCGGTTAATTTCATTTTTCCAAGTTGTTGGAAGATAAATTCATTTCCTTTAATTGCTGCAACACCACGGCCTAGAACTACGTCATAATCAGTCTTCCCAATATCTCCAACTGGTGCACGAACACTTAAAATTAAATCACTTTTTTCAGCTTTCTTAGTAATTTGTGTAGTCCAAACTCTTGGAACAACACGACCGTTTTTCATATCAGCATTACCTTGGACAAGAATGTAGTCATCTGGATTTTTTGTATAGTTTTCAGAATTTGGAGATTGACCCATGGTAAGTTGGGCTTCTTCTCCCAACTTACGCTCTTCCCAATCGTCAGCAAACCCTGCAAATCGCAATTCAGGAACTTTGGCCCCATTTTTAGGGAACATTTTTTGCAAGTAGCCTTTTTTCTGTTCCTTGAGCAAATCTAACTTACGCTGGTTAGCAGCGATAAGATTGTCTAGTGTTTCAAAAAACATACCCAATGACTCTTGTTCCTTGAAATTTGATGGGATTGATACCTCTGTTTTGGAGAAATCTTTTTTCGTAATGTGAGGTTGAGCCGACCCAACCTTCATCCTACGCATGAACGTATCAATCAAATTCCCTCGTAAAATCGAAATCATAAACGGAGTCGAAACTTCATTTGGAATTACATTTCGCAAGATTAGCATGGCCGAATTAATTCGAACGCTAGGGTAACGATCGACGATATCACCGGTATACCAGGCAATATTTCCTAACGTCCCCCGAGATGTCATGACAATATCATTCGGTTCCATTTTTCCAGCACGCAACTGAGAGTCTTTTTCATCACTGATGTATTTGATCGTGTTGAACAAAAATCCGGATGGCCGCACGTTACCTGTGTCCAAAAAGACGTTGGTTCCATTCTCTAGAAAATCAGAGTTGTGAGGATAGTTACTTCCCCTGTCGCCATCAATGATATTGAAAATGTTTTCTAACTTACGCTCTTCCCAATCATCACTATAACCATTAAAGCGAATTTGAGGCACTTTATTACTCATGATTGCCCCCCAACGGAGTATCTTCTAGTCGTTTACGATTGTTGGCATTCAGAATATCTCGCCAGTGATCATATAACCGATCAACTGTTACACCAGAATAATCTGTTAGATATTCCCAACCTTCACTCTTTAGCTTGTCAATTACAGCTTGTTCAAATTTATCTTCCGCCATTTAACTAGTCTTCTTTTCTTTTTTAGTTGTAACTATTTACCAAAACGCCACCAACTCTTGTTGGATTTATTTTATTGACAGCAAACAGTTAGTTTTTCTGACATTGTTATGATTTTCTTTTATTTCTTTATTTATTTACAAGTTCTATTATATATTATTTTTTTAATTATTTTTAGACAAATAAAAAAGCTCCCACCCAATATTGAGTGAGAGCTAAATTTAAAAAACGGTCTTTATTAAAATAAGCATTCGCGAAATTATCCTTTATATCCAGAACCTTGTGCATATTTGAGTGGTAGATACATATCCGTGGCAATCTTGTAGCAGTAACCAATTTTAGGAACATTTACAACTGCTGCATACTTCCATGCTGAACCACCATTGAGATTAGCGCCTACTACTTCGCCTTTGAGATTTACAGCATGTACAGGGATGTCTGAATTAATTAGCACTTTACCCTTAAAGGTTGTAATTGATTGTGGAATGTAGATGTCTCTACCAATCAAGTAATGAGGCTTGCCATTAATCATCTCGATACCCAATGATACCCAACCTGTACCCGGTGCGATGTCAGTGGTTTTGTTAGCTGAACCATCGAGCTTATATGTCGTATAGCCCTTAATATTGCCGTTGAGAGTGGTTACAACATTATTAATGTTTGTAAATGTCTTCTTAGGTGCTACTGGTTCACTAATACCGTTAGAAATATCTTTAGCAAGTTGTTCTTGCGTGATACCCCAAAACGGCTCTAAATAGCTTTGAACTGGGTCGGTATGTGAACCCCAGATATTATCTGAAATCCACTTATGAGTTTTAATTCCATTTCCATAAGCATCTAGTGTGGTAGGAATACTAAATTCTTGAGCTTTAGCACGGGCAAAATTAACGAAAGTTGCATAGTCTTTCTTAAAAGTAGCCTTATCAGTAGTTCTAGCCAATTCAATTTGAACTGGTGAATTTGCATTAGCATAGCTACCTGCACCCCATGCCTGATAGCCGTCAGCACCAACTTGATAAATTTTGCCACCGTCACCAATGACATATTGGACATAAGTTTGAGTTCTTGCCCAGTTATTTTTGAAGTAGCTTGCGTTGGCTTTTGCACCGATATTTGTTGTCTCATGCAAAACAATAAATTTGTTGGCTGTTCGTGTGGATGAGCCTTCATAAGTTCCTAACGCAAATGTATTATCGACATTGAAATTCATTATTTATCCTCCTTATTTTCTTTCTCAGGCTCGCCATTCTCAGCGTAATCGCTAAGCTTGTTCAATCTATCCTTGATAAAGTGTGGAAGTGGTAATCCCATTTGTCCTACGTTCTCTGTAATTGACGTAGCATACATAAATATCCACAGCCACAGAACCGCATCGCCTACCCACTTATATCCGATAGCAATTGACCACGGATAAAGCAACCAAACTAGCAATATGATCGTGATGTGAATAGCGAATCCTTTCTTACCGATACTACTATCAGTTGTTGATGTTACTAGTGATTTTGAAATTCCAGTTATCACATCAGCGAAAATTAAAACTGCTAGTGTGAATAGCAACGGATTTTTGTCTAAGTGTTCCATTGCATCGACCCAATTCATTAGGCCGACGTTTGGTAATGGTGCATACATATATATTTCATCTCCCTAATTTTTCGTAAAAAAATAAGCCTATAAGGCTGTGATTTTATTATTTCTATGTTTCATATACCAATTTTAAAGAGCTTTAATTACAAATCTATCGTAATCATGAAATCCCGAAATATTTAGCCTATACTCTCCATCAACAATTGATCTTGATACAGTTACTTTAGTATTATAAATTGTATATTCCTTCTCTGTATCTAAGCTTTTAAAATCATCGCCAGTAATATTGAGGTCATCATATGTATGGCTAATATCATTAGGAGAAACAGACGAAATATTAATGCCATTGATATTTTCCCACTTCTTTGTAGTGCTGAGCAAATGTGCGTCTTTAAAACTTTTGCTCCCTTTCACACTAATATACAAAATCGTACCCGGTTCCAATTTCCGGTTACCAAACTCTTGACCGTTATACATAATCTTTCCCACGTTATTACCTCCAATTTTTAAATTCATAATCTAACCTCCTTAAGCGTCAGGAATTACATACAAAATTTTTGGATTAACGGTACCGGCACTAACTAACTTATCGTAATCAGCTTGACTGATTGAAGTAATCATAGTTTGGACAGTGTTCTGTAGTGCTGTAACGTCCGTCTTGTCGGCTTTTTTTGTAATCCCTTCGTTGATAGCTTGAACACCGTCTTTATTTTTAGTTACGGCATCGGCTAGCTCTCCGATAGTGTCCAATGTAGCAGGAGCAGCACCGATAATATCCTTGATACTTTGCTCGGCGTATGTTTTCGCTTGTCCAACACCTGTAGAAATTTTCTTGTCGACCTCGGCAGTTGTGGAATAGTCGGCTTTGTCTAAGGCGTTTGTGATGGCTGTTTGAACACTTCCATCAGTCGCAATGTCTAATGGATTGAGCGAATAATCAGTGGCTGTGGGTCCTTTTTCAAGCTTCATTCTTCTAAATCTCAAAATTGTGGTCGAATCATATCCGTAAACTTGCCAACTAATGTAAATTCCCTTAGCATCGTCGGGAATTGTAAATGTGTAACTGACATGAACAAAATCATCACTATCAGACACTAAAGAATCAGACAGTCCTCCATCATAATCATGATCTATCCATCCACCAGTAGAAGGGGACTGATACTGTGACCTAAACATAACGCTACCTTTTGATATTGATACATCACCCTGAATAGTATACGTTTGACCCGGTTCCAAACCATACATTTTAATATTTTCGCTCGGATTACTAAAACGGTAGAACATCTCACTAGCATTAGATGGTGGGGTTAACTGCGTATATTCTGCTGTTCTAGATAAGTGGCCAGTCATGGATATGTTCGCATTAGGTAGCTTAACTAGATGGTCTACATCATTATCATCGCTAGTGTTGAGTAGCAAGTTAGTCCTGACACCACTAATATTTTGAGTAGCCAAATCTAATTGAGCTTTCAAAGAATCATATTTATTTTTAACGTCTGTCGCTTGGCTATCCAAACTATCTAAAGATGTATTTAAATCTGCAACGTCTTTATTGATTAAATTCTTGAAGCTGTCATAATCGCCTTGCAAAGTTGCCAACAGTGCTTTAAATCTGTTTTCGAAGTCTGTTTGTTGTTCGTTAAAATCAGTTTCAAAGCCGCTTTTTTGACTATTAAAGTCACTTGCTCGTTTGTCTTGAGCGGTTGTGAATGCCGTCTTTGAATTACTTTGAAAACTACTCCACGCTTTTTTAGCAGCGTTCAAATCTTTTTGAGCTTGATCCACAAAGCTCTGCATCTTGCCAGTCAGTTCTGCAACCTTATTATCAATCGTCGAATTTCCAGTATTGGCAAAGTCTTTTAAGGCTAAAACATAAGATTCAGCTTCATCAATTAGCGTTTCAAAGTCATCAATGTAGCTTCCTGCTTCTTTTATTGATCCGATCCCTTGCAACACGACTAGCTTAATATCTGATGTGGAATCGTCTCCAATCTTGAAATACATGTTTCTGAATACGCCGACATTTGTGTACATTTCATCTGGAAACTTAATCTTGAACGTGTTCCCTGACTTATCGGTCACAGTTTGCTTAATCAGTCGTTGGTCAGGTGTTTTGGCGATGAGTTCAACATCAACTTTGGATAAGTCCGTATATTTCTCGAATGACTTCCCAAGTGTTACTTGTAGCTCGTCGCCTGTGTCGCCTTGACGAATCTTCAAAGGTAACTCGTAAATTGGGGTTGTCTTGTCTGTATCTAAAACAATTGGTTGTAAACTCATTTAATCACCTCCATTCAATATATTTTCAATTATCTTTCTATCAAAGTTATAAGGTCTATGAAGTTGACCATCAAAATATGTATAGTAATCATGAAGTTTCTCAAACAATGGATATTCTGAATCAATCAAATGGACATAAATATAACCATCATTAATTAACGATTCATCTGGCTTAAAATCATTAAACTGCTTGAAACTATATTCGGAATCGTCATCTGATTTTAAATAATCTGTGACGGCTCCAATATCATTTGTTTTTATGTAAATCATTGCCATTCAACTTCACCTTCAATTCTTCATTTTCTTCTTTGAGATGTTTATTTTCGATAAAAAGAATAGAATTCTCAACCTGTGTATTAGCTAATTTACCAGCTAAATCTTTAATTACTTCATTCGCATTTCCTTTATCTTCCATAATTATTTCAAGTCACTTTCATTTAAAATTCTTAGTCCACCCATGTAAAGTTTTCCAGAGCCATCACCGGTTAATTTAGCCCCATTAATCATTAGATATCCCGACTCTATGTTCATTGCTCTAATTCCATCAATTTGATGAACCGTCATATTATTTGTCGAAATACCATAGCTTGTAATGGATGTTCTATTCGATCCAGAACCCATTGATATATCTGTATCACCACTAATGGTTACACCACTAATTTCTCCACCACGAATATGAACTCCAGTGATATTTTGACCCACAAAATTATCAGCATAGACGTTACCACGGTTATCAATAGCCACAGTTCCTTTTCCATCATAATAGATGCCTTTAGAGTTCCAACGCATTCCGTAGTTACCGCCGTTTTCACTAGCAACGATATCTGTTGGGTTTTCTCTATCGGGAAGGAATCTTATTACATCACGACCGGAACCATTAATATATCCCAGCATGTCATCCCTAGTATTGTTAACATTTTTCTTCAATTCGTCCATCAACCGCTGTTTTTCTTTATCGCTGGCTTTCAAATCAGAAACATCTTTATTTGTCTCGGTTAAATTGACGTTCGTTTCATTCAGGTTTGTGTTGGTTTCATCGACTTTGGTTTCAACGTTAGTTACTTTGTTTTCGGTACTGACGGTCTTGTCTGAGATACCAGTTCTAGCAATCGTGCCTAATTCTACTTCTGTGTATTCTCTGGCTAAGGCATCGTATTTGTAACTAATAACGCTGTCTTTAATATCAAAATCACTCACTTGAATATGGACAATATCAAGCGGTTTAACATCAACCAGTTTCTTGAACTGGCTGTATTCCTTGGTATCTCCCAAGTTCTTAAATTGAACTTTAATATTGATACTAGGCTTATCAGCTTCGTTCTTGCTGTATTCTTCTTTGGCCAAACTTCTTAGTTTCTCATAAGCTTGATCGACAGGGATGGCACCCTCTTGATTAAATTGAGAGTTAGAATTTTCAGCCTTGACGTCCTGATAGTTAACTGTTTTGATTTTGATATTTTTGTACTTATCAATTAGTGGACTGTCCACATATTTCTCAGGCAACATCAAGCCATCAAATCCAATCGGCATGATTCTAGTTGCCATCGGCTCCCAGTCAATTTGATACGTATATCCTGTTAGATTTTTGCCGTGAGTAATTTTGAATCCTCTATCCTCACCCATTGATTTGAGCATCTTCACGTCATAGCCATCGCGTGAGATAACACCACCCCAACGATTTAGGAATGTATTATCTTTAGATGTATCGAGCAATGCTTGGACTGGATTCATTCTGACCATTCGGCAATTTGCAACCTTATCAATGTCGGATGTAAACCTAAATTTCGTTGGATATTGAAAAGCCGCATTAAATCTGTCCATTAATGCGGTTCCAGTTGAATTAACGAAGTTAGAATCTTCAATCAAATTAGATGCTAGATCATAAAATAAGTGATAACACTCGACTTTTAAGAACCCGATTTGTTCGGTAACTTTATGGATTCGAAAAGGTTGCTCACCTAATGGCGTAGGAGCGACCACGATCATATCGCCTTTGATTATTCCGCTGTATTTCTCTTCGCTAAAATAATCAAAGTCAAAACTGTACATGCCGTTTTTAGTCCACTCTACAGAATTGTCTTTAATGCCACTATCTAAGACAGCAATACCATTAGTCTTGAACTGCTCTTCTGTGGCATCTTCGGGAAATAGTCTGATCATAGATATCTCTCCCTTACGTTAAATTTCACAGTGTCGAAATCGCCACTAATTTTTATGTCATTTTGACCAGGCATTAATCGAGGAAAATCGCCAACCATCGACAAGCCTAAGTTCGTGTTATCCTTATAAATTTCTTGAATTTCAGAGTCTATATAGGCGTGTTCTACGGTCAAGTTCAGTTCAATAGCTTGGTCATTAATCGTAACGACTCCCTCACCGCTGCCCATAATTTCGAGTTTCGGGAGGGAGTAGATAGTTCCACGGTTGAAAATAATTCCATCTTTGACAATCGTTACCTCATCATTACCGACATGATATTCGAATGGGTCGCACACGAATGAGACTTCGAACGATCCATACTCGGCGATCTCATTATCGATATCTCCAATCTCGACATACTTAACTTTGCGATAAACGATATCGTCATCGAATCTTATTTTTTTGCAGTTAAAAAGCCACGACTTAATATGTCGTAGCTTTTCTTTTACGTTGAAATCTTCCAACATATTGAATTTTACTTTTTGAGTTACATCCTTGATATATTTCAATCGGCTCAAACTTCCGTTTCTACCGTCTACATAATCGGATTCAAACTCATAATTTGGATTTGATAGAGCTGGTCGGTCTTCGACAGCTAACAGCATGTCTGAATCATAGACTCCATCAATCACCATGTGCAGTGTCATTTAATACCCCCTAACTCCAAAGCTTGATTTAGTACCTCGTTGACCAATCCAGTCGTCAGCACGTTCGAAAATTTTATCAATGTCGCTATCATTTCTAACGGTATTGTTGAAAGTCATTTGAATGTTCTGAACTACTGATTGCTTGGCTTTCTCATCGGTTGCTTGCGCAATCTGATTACCAATCACTGATAAGTTTTTGAAATTTAATGGCAAAATAGCCTCTGGACCAGCTTCACCACCGCCTTGCAAGTTACCACCATTCATCCCGAAAATAGTTGGTGCTTTCATGATTCCACCAATTGCATTCCACTTTACAGATAGATGCGGTACTGACGGTGGGTTGAAACTGAATTTACCTTTTAAATGAAATTGTGGCAATGGTGGCAAGCTAATTTTAGGAATTCTCAAGTGCATTCCGGAAAAGAAGCCCTTGATGGCATTAACAATTCCCGAAATTTTGGACTTAGCCGATTGAATCGGATTTATCATTGCGTTCTTAACACCATTCCAAATCGAAGTTGTCACCGACTTCACATTGTTCCATGCGTTCGAAACTACCGATTTAACAGCATTTACAACATTTGAAACTGTTGATTTAATTCCATTCCATATGCTTGATGTTACTGACTTGATGGCATTAAATACGCTCGATGTTACTGACTTCACAGCGTTCCAACCGGCGGTAACAGCGGATTTAATTGCATTCAAAACTGAAGTTACGACCGACTTAATTCCGTTCCAAACATTTGTGATAACTGATTTAATAGCATTCCAAACTGAACTTGTAACTGACTTAATGGCATTCCAAGTTGTGCTAAAGAAGTTAGATAAAGCTGTGAATACGGATTTAGCAACTGAAACTATTGAGTTCCACAAACCCGATAGGAACGAGCTTATAGATTGCCATACCGATTGAGCTACTGTGGAAATTGTTTGCCACAAGTTACTAAAGAATGTGGCTATTGGTTGCCAGATTGGAGCTGTTAGCGCAACAATCGCCTGCCATGTCCATTGGAGCCAAGAACTTATAAACGTCCACACGCCTTGGATAACTGACTGGATAGTCATAAAAATCACAGTAAATACGCTGGATAAAGTTCCCCAGATTGTTGATGCAACAGTAACCACGTTCGTCCACAATGTCGTTAAGAATGTGACTATTCCCGTCCACACACTCGATACAGTGGTAGAAATACTTTGCCAAATCGAACTAAAAAATGCGCCTAAGCTGGAAAATATACTAGATGCACCTTGAACTATCGAGTTCCACACATTAGTCAATGTGGTAACAATCGAATTCCAGACTGAAGCCGTCACTGTTTGAATTTCTTGCCAGTGCGTGACTACAAATGTGACTATCACTGTGACTGCTGCAACAATAGCGGCTACTAATGCGACAGGTGCAACTGCCGCCGTTCCAATTACAGTTGCTATTGATCCAAACACTGATAGCAACGTACCGACTACCGATATGACTGGCCCAATTGCCGCCGCAATCGCAAGTAATGCAACTACGAACTTTTGAGTTGCTGGGCTTGCATTACTAAATGCTTTAGCTACATTTTCAAGAACCTTAAATACCGGTTGCAAGGCATCAAGCACATTGCTTAGTGCATCCATCAATGGGCCACCAAACTCAATACCTAAATCAGAAACCTTATTTTTAACAATCTTTAGTTTTGAGCTAAAAGTTGAGTATCTCTTTTCGGCTTCCTGCGTTAAAGCTGAATTCTCTTTCCAGCCATCGCCAGAAATCTTAAGTGCTTTTGACAAGGTATCTCCGGCACCTGATAGACGTAGCATAGTATCAATTTCTTGCGTGGAATTGATACCCATATCTTTAAGCATGGAAGTTACATCTTTACCACTAGCTTTTGCTTTTCCGAGCCCTTTAACAAATTCGACAATGGCACCTGAGGCGTCATCTTTCCAGTGTTTCTTAAATTCTGATGAGGACATACCAGAAACCTTAGCAAACTTGTCTAGTGAATCGCCACCACTAGCAACAGACGTATTAATCTTTTGCATGACACGGGACATGGCACCACCACCAGCCTCTGCTTGAATACCTACAGATGACATAGCAGCAGCTAAACCTGTGATTTGTGATTCAGTCAAACCAACCTGATGACCAGTACCAGCTAAACGAAGTGACATGTCCACGATGTCTGATTCTGTGGTAGCCATGTTATTACCTAAGTTAACAATCGATGAGCCTAAACGATCAAAGTTCTTTTGTGGCATACCCGTGATATTAGCCAACTTAGCTAATGCAGTAGCGGCATCTTCTGATGACATGTTAGTTGCTTGTCCCATGTCAATCATTGTCCTAGTGAAACTTAAAACGTTAGGTGTTTTAATTCCTAATTGCCCAGCAGCTTCCGCTACGTGTGAAATCTCGGTAGTAGTAGCTGGAATAGTCTTAGCCATGCTACGAATGCCGTTCTCTAAGTCCTTGTATGAAACTTTGACTTTGCCGTTTGAATCCTTGACCTCATCAACTGTCTTCTTAACGCCAGTGAATGCACTATCGAAGTCACTAGCTGCTTTAACTGATGCAGCAACACCGGCTACAATTGGAGCAGTGACACCGACAGTCATACCACGACCGACAGACTTCAATTTGTTACCTGCGTTAGTCATGGCATTACCGAAGTTCTTCATTTTGTTAGTTGAGTCGGCATAGGAATTAGCAAACTCCTGGTTAGCTTTCTTAGCATCAAGTAATTTGCCGTTTAACTCTTGAACTTCTTGAGAATTCTCGCCGTATTCCTTCTTAGCGAGAGAGAGTTGTTTCTCTAAGTTCTTGACCTGCTCAGCAGTTGCCTTTTCTTGTTTGGCATAATATTGCTTGGCCAGCCTTGCTTTATCACTAGCTTTGGCGTTATTGCCAAGCTGAGCAACTTCTAACTGGTATTCCTTAGTTAAATTCCTGGATGAGGACTCAAGCGTTTTCTGTTCTGATGCCAGTGACTTTAAAGCGGCTTGTCTTTTTTGAGATGCTTGAGCCGCTTCGCTTTCCGCTGTTTTAGCTTCTTTCAACTTGGCATTAGTTGATTGAATACGATTTTTTAGCGATTCTTCTTGTTTCTCAGCAGTTAAAAGTTTGTTAGTCCAAATACGAGTTTCTTCTGAATTTTCGCCAGTCACGCGCTTTACATTTTCTAATGCTTCGGCTGTAATCTGTGTCTTATTCTTAGCAAGTTCGTATTGACTATTCAACTTAGTCAAACTGGCATTTAACTTCTCGGATTCGGATGAGGTGTTTCTCATCTGTTCTTTTTGCAATGCGAATTCTTTGTTTAAAGAAGTCATAGCGTTGCTATTTTCTTTAATAGCTGATTTGAACTGCTGATTAATTACTTTATATTCAAGTTGAATCTCTTTACTTGCCCTTAGATGACCTCCTTTTTATTTTATGAATTCAAATAATTTTCAATTGCGATCTTATTAATTGTTAGTTTTGTCAAACTATCGATATTCCAGTATTCCGCAACGACAGGATCTAACCCTATAAAAAAAACGTAGAAGCTATATAGGTCTTCTACGTTTTCTATTACTAGTTTTGGTGTCTTTTTCTCTTGTCCTTGCGACTTCCTTTTTTTGTTGAACGTTTAAAACTGCTTGCCAGTTTATTATCGCTTTCGGCTACATCACCAATCATGTCCACAAGAATCTTGCCAAACAATTCAAAGTTAAGGTCTAGCTTATCTTCAAATTGTTCTTGTGTCATTGTTGTCCCAGGGTTGCCATTCACATAAGCAAGCCAAGCAGCGTTGATAAGATAAGGCTCCATCTTATCCGGTTCCTTATCAGCGCCAACGAACGCTTGTAATAGTGACTTAGGAAGTAAGCCTTCTGATTGGAATTTTCTCAATGCGTGGATTGAGATTTTTGGTTTAACTTTGACAGTTTCGCCATCGTTCAAAGTAATTTGTGTAATCATCTTAAGACTCCTCTACTATTCAACTGTACCTTCATCTGTGGAAGTTTCTTGGACTAATTCTGGTGTGAAATCTGTTAACCACTTATCAGCAACATCAGGTTCAACTTCGCTCTTAAGTGCTTCATAGAAGAACTTGCTATTGACATCTTTCATGGCAATGAATTCTTGTTCGACTTCAGCGATTTCTTCGCCACCGTTTTCAAGCTCCCATTTCATACCACCAGAGAATTGCATATTTGGAAATGCTCTAAGCATTGTCATTTCCTCATCAAGGTCTAATACATCAAATGACATAATTCCACGACCTTGACGTGAATCAGTACCATAAGCGAATACACCTTTCTTCAAGCCTTTTGTATTAAGTCCCCAAGCTTTTCTAAGGTTTTCAACTGGCATATGTCCAGTTAATTTACATTTTAGTTGTGTAGGAATATCCACAGAACGAACTGTATCGCCTTCACATTTCTTAATTACTGTCTTTAATGTGGTTTCAATTTCAAGCTTTCCCGTACACCCTAACTTCACTGAGGGAGTGACATAAGCACCATTTTCAAACCATTTAATACCGGCATCTGTAACTTTGTATTCGTCAAAGGTTGTAAATTCTTCAGCCATATATATTTCTCCTTTTATAATTTCATTGCGTCTTCTAACGCTTCCATAACTTTTCTAAAAATTTGATTTGAAGCAGCTTCCCCACCTTGTTCAAAGAACCTTTGATCAATAAGGTTATGTGGTCCAATACCATCATTTGGAAACACCAGGTAACCGAAACTACCCTTGTTCTTCGCTGCTCCACCGCGTGCATAAACTCTAAATCCCAAGTTCATCATGTCTGATTTAAGTGGATTAGAATTCTTAGCGTGTTTTTTGTTTCTATTTGACATAGGCATAAACTTAACGATTTGTTGAATTGCTTGTTTAGCGCCATATGTATGTAAAACTTTATTAACAGCATCTTCGGCACGATCAGGAACCTTAGCCATTTCATTTTGAATGGCTTTTGAACTGTCATAGTTTAAAAAGAATTCAGCCATTACCAGTCACCTGCTTTAATCACATGAACGAAGTTCAAAGTAATCATCTTGGCATCTTCGTTTGTATCAGTGAATTTACCGTCATCAATCTCTGAGCCTGTGAATCTAAGGCGTGCCTTAGTCAGCTTGTCTGCAAGCTGTAAAACATCGATTTGAGAGTTGTTGCGAGTAATAAAAGACATAACGAACTTTTGTAAAAATTGATTATGATTCTCCTGGGCTGGTGTAATCTCACCGTCTTTTGAATAAATAAAAAACGATTTGTTAGCCGTAATTTCATCCTTTTCAATTGACGTATCAAACAGTGGATAATCTTCTCCGTCCATGATTTCGATGAACTTATCGAGTTTTAAAGAATCTTTAAACTTCATTCAATACACCTTCTTTAGTGAGATACCAAAACATATTTTTCCTATCGGTCGATAAGTCGATATATTCAATCTCGTAGTAATTGCCGTTAATAACAGCTTTATGAATCTGTTTGTCGATTCCTGGAACATAATAAGTTTCAACTTTTAAATTGGATGATTGGTCTTTACCACTACCGAAAATGTTCTCATCCTGTTGTCGAATTTGCTTGTAATCAAAAAAGAGAAAGCCGGATTCATTTAACTCAAACCCGATTTTTTCTTTAAATTCATTACGCTTAGTTTTAATCGTTCCATATCTTAAAACACCGTCAGTATAGTTAGTCAGCCGTCTTTTCATCAATCGACCTCCTGGCTATTCCATTAACGATTTGTAAATGTAAAATGTCGCCTTGGTAGTCCACAGGAAACATCTGTCTGTAGCCGTCCCAGTAGTAGCGACAGTAGTTCATTAGTAAATCATTAGCGACTATCGACGCTTCTGATTCACCAGTAAAGTCAATTGGTCCTGCTCTACTGGTGATGAATGCCATGCCGCGTTTAATAGCTTTTTTCAAACTGTTGTCACGTTCGTTAAAAGAAATTTGAAGCTCACTTTTAACTTGCGTTAGCAGCTCATCACTAACTTCATATTTCATTTATTAACCTCTATTCTGTAGGTACTAATGCTAATAGGTCGTCTTTAGTAGTCTTTCCGGTGTAATCAATTTTTTGATTATCTAACCAAGCTTTAATTTCGGCTACTGTTTGTTTAGCTGTTGGCTTAACAGTTCCAGCTGTATCAAAGGCGCCATCATTCTCAGACGGC